GTTGCTCAACAACTCGTTAATTTTATGTTGCATAAGTGCATCGAACGCATTTTCTGCTTCAATGTTCTCATCAGCATGTATATGATCAAGCAAGTTTTCAATATTTTCTGTAAGGTTATCCATGGAATCTTCCTCTTTAAGAGATGGTACTGGTGTAAGTTTCGCAGCATGTATTGTAACAGGGTATGATGCATCTCCTGTCCCTTGAACATTTACATGACCTGCAAGAGATGCATTACTGTTTTTAGAATCATGCCGATGAATGATTTTACCCTTCATCGTTTTACCTTTATGTTTAAAGGAGACTACATCTCCAATTTTAACTTCATGTATTTCCATTGTTCTTTACCGGTGGTTCTGGTTTTGGAACGGGAGTTCCCCGAGGCAAAATATTTCCTGGTTGATTTGGATCTTCAATGGGTTCTGAATAATCCATACCTGATGATGCTTTTTCTTCGTTTTCTGTATCAATGTTTTCAATTTCTTCATCAGTAAATCTCATGACATGTTTCATGATGTAATTTTTACTGACATATTGTCCATCAAAAGGAACTAGTTGTGCCAACAATTCCACTCGACTACGAAGAAGTTCTTGATCTTTGCTTTCCGAGTAGTAGGCATCAGATGTGAAATGATATCGAATATCTTGAACCATTTCTTCCCAATCTTGTTCTGTGATGATGCCTTTCAAGATCAATTGTGTCTTGAGCAAATCATCAAACATCACAGAAAATTGCCGGCGAATTTTTGCAATAAATTTCGTGAACTTCAATTCATCACGACTAATTTCTGCTGCACGCCCAAAGTTTAATCCGCTTTGTTGTTGTAATCGTGACACGGGAACATACAATGATTCATACAATTTCCGTTGGAAATATTCAATGTCTGCAATTTCTCCAAGATTCTGCCCACCTGGTAGTGTTGTGATTTCCGTGCCCTTGCCACCTTCACGGCGCGGCAACCAGAAATCTTCCAACATGCTCATGGTTTTTTTATCGTCACGTATTTCACCAGTGGATGCATCATACACCAACTTGTTACGATAACGATTCATGATGTCTTTTAGATATTGTTCCGCCTTCAATTTTGGTAAATTGCCGACATCAATATAAAAAATTCGTCGTTCAGGTGCACGTGCCAACCGATAAATCACCAATGCGTTTTCCATCATTCGCAATTGATTGGCAGGCTTCATGGCTTTATGCAAGTAACTCAACACCATGTTGTTGTCTAAATCAAGCAATCCTGATGTGACATAACATATGGAGTCCTTGGCAATTTTCAATCCATTGGTGTTGGTACCAATTTTAATGGAAGTGGATGAGTAAATCCCTTTATCACTGTAGATGAAAAATTCTTCCACCTTCTTGACAAATTCCACACCAGTTTTTATATCTTTTTCTTTGATGACATTTCGAATCTTTTTAATTTTTCGCGGATCAATGTATCGAATGTCCGTGATACCTTGTTTTGGTTTAGCAGTATCAATTACTTTATGAAAGTACAATCTGCCGTCCACATACCATCGACGAAAATAATCATGTGCTTTGGAATTGAACCGCATCATATCCATTAAATTTTTAAATTCTTCTTCAATGGTTTTTTTAATGGATGCGGGAACCTTGATGTTATCAAGATTCAACGTTACAGGTTGTTCATCATCAATGTTGGCAACTGCTTCATTGATGATGTCATCAATTGCAGCATCAACATCCGCCATCATGGAAATTTCACGATAGCGACGAATTAATTCCGATTCATTTTTTGCTGCACCATCCAAGTCCAGGTAGGTACCATAGTACCCCCCGGCTCGGATCGTGTCTAACGCACCATCATCAGAAGGCGGCACAAAACTGGTTTCAGTTGGTGCCTGACCCTTCCGTTTGTTACTGTATCCAAAAATATCCATAATATGTATTGCCTCGTTAATTGGTATTACGTAGGTGTCACATCAAAGTGTGAATATTGGAACACCACATTGAATTCTGAAATAACATCATTGGCAGAATATGCCAATGCAATTTCTGATACCGCCTGTGGGAATGCATTGAAAATCTTATACTTACGAATTTCTGCATCATTGCGATCTAGCTGTGAAACTTCCAAGTCGCACATGTAGGTTGCTGGTGCAAGTGAGCCACCGTTGTCTGCACGATTGTTCATGAGATTGCTCCAGGCTTCAAACGCCTTGCGCAACTTCATTGATGTGTCGTTCATAACTGTGATTGTCCACGGATCGAAAGTGCGTTCACCTGCAAACTTTACTTCACGACCACGATATTGAACAATGGTGGGATTGACATTGGACGCAGGGAGAGCTGCTGATGTTACAAGCAATGCTGTATCATCTGAAGCTACACCAATGGCGGCGGGCCAATTCAATGTGACAAGAAATTGGTTGGGACGAGCGCCGCCTGCGCCTAACTTACTCTTAAATTGTGAAATGTTCATTGTTTTCTCCTAGAGGGTAATTAGATTAGGCGCCTACGATTTCATTGAAACTTACACCAGTACGTGTCGCAATGAAGTTCAATGTCATGAAGTTGATTGAACGTGCTGGCTTGATGTAAATGTCTGCTACGAATTGATTGGTATCAATGATTTCACCTGTGTTGTTTGTTTCATCACATACAACACGGAAGTCAAAGATGCCACGACGACCTTGAACATCACGTAAGAAGGGTTCTACCAAATTACGGAATTGTGAACGAGTGAAGGCATCATTGAATTCAAACAACTGATACTTGGCTGCAAGAGCGATTGCCTTTTCTAGCACGATGAATAACCGACGAACATTGATGCGATCAAATGCTGATGGCTTGGCAAGCAATGTCTTGTCACCAAACAACACAGTACCTTCACCTGGGAATGACACCACAGGATTGATACCCTTCTTGTACAACTCATCGCGGTCCGTCTTGTCAGGTGAATACGCCAACTTCACAACATTCTTGATTTGCCCACGATTCAACCCACCTGGTGAGAACCAAGGTTCAGCAATGTTGTCTGTCCGTGCACATAACCCAGCAACATCAGGATTCAAAGGAACCCAACGATATTTATCATTGTACTTGTCGTATTGATATTTCCATCCTGAGTCCAACACACCATATGATGAATTGGCATTGAAGGTACCTGCCACACGTTCTGCAATAATATCAGCAGCTTCATCGCCCACATTGTTGTAAACCGCTGCCAATGATGGTGAGCAGAATGCCACACAATCACGACGAGTTTCAGCAATGTTGTCAATGATATATTTAGACACTGTTAAGCCCCATGGGCCTGTGACCAAAAGGTTCACATCAATCAATTCCGCGTTGGCAAATAAATCCCATCCTGTGGTGATATCACCTGTAACTGGCGTGGTGTCTACGCCACCACTCAATGATACCGTGACAACAGATGTTAACAATTTAAATGTTGATGTGGAAATGGCAGTTGAACCCCAGGCATCATTGGCACCAACTGATGTGGTGTGATCCATCCACCAAATGTATTCACTTCCTTTTAACACTTCTTTGTAGTAATTGTTGGCGCCTTGTGTTGTCTTGGCGTTGGACGCCTTGGACATCCCCACCCACTTTTCAATGATGGTGCCAGGTGTTCCTGTAAGCACACCCAGGGCATCAACGACAACAATGTGTAATTCATCGTTGGCTGAGGTTGCGCCGAGAGTTGTGCAGAAATCTGTTGTGCCAGGTGCTGCATCAAACTGATCAGCAAATTGCCACTTAGCTTTGATTGAACCACCCACCGTGACAGCTACTGCTGCCGCTGTGATGGTCATTGATGTGGCGGATGCAATGGCGGTCACAGTACCCACAACAACTCCTGCTGTTGTGGTGATGATGCTGCCAATTGCCACTTCAGTATTGAATGCAGTGCCAGTACCAGTAACGGTTGTTCCTGCTAGTGTGATGGCAACGGTGCCTGTTAATGCTTTGTTGAACGTGGCACTATCACACATTGACACTTTGATTGAATTGCCAAGTGTTCCTGGGTATTTGGCGGCGAATTCACCAACGGCAGCTTGTCCGTTGGCGTAACTGCCATCCCATTCATCTTCGTTCTTGATAAGAATGGCTGTGCCTGAGGCCACAGCGTTTCTTGCCGCGGTACCTACTGCACGCACCACCTTTAAGTTGTTGGAATAACTAAGAAAGTTGGCGGCTGAGAAAAAGGATGCTGCGGTTGTATCATTTGGCTTGCCAAATGTCTTTACTAATTCTAATTCTGAGCTAATGGTTACTGCGTCTAGAACAGGACCCCAAGCAAATTCACCTACATAACCACCAATTGAGGTGGCAACAGCAGGCACAACGTTGGTTAAATCCTTTTCAACGACTAGTACACCAGGCGAAAGTTGAAATGCCATGTTAATCTCCTATTATGTGTTGAAAAATTTTCAAGGACTATGTTTCTAATCATAAACTTGTTGAAAATATTTATAAGTTTATGAATCTATATCTTGTTTCCATGGCAAAGACTTGTCGGTTGACCATACAATATTGCCAGAAACAAACGTAGTTTCTTCGAAACCGTCATCAACAAATCCAAATGGAGTCAATTCTTCTTCAATCTGCGCCATTTGTTGTTTATAGATGCGTTCTCGGACATTGACATCTGTGAGTTCACGAAAATATTGATTGGTTGTCAACCAACCAAATAACACCAGAGTCATCACTAAGTCATCGTGATACCCTTCGTCAGCAGAATATGACCCGTTTCTCTCGACAAATGTTGACAATTCGTGGATGGTGTCGGCGTCAAATATATTTAGTTTTTTTTCTTCTAGTAAACTTTTAATGGCAAAACATCCCTGACGTTTCACCGACTTGGTGGTTCGTACTCCCAGAGTTGTGGATTTGGCAAATCCTGGGCTTACGTGTGTTTGATTGTTTTCTTTCACTGTGGACAAAATGTTTTCATATTCATGTTCCGTGTACACAATGTCTGCAATCTGACCCCCAATATCATTGGTTTCAACCAGAATGTATGCATTGTTGTAATCTTTTGCAGTTTTCACAATCACATCAGGAAACAACATGGGGGCAATGGTGTTGTTCTTGAAGCGCCCCACCATGGTGTACGGCATATCAGTGACATCAATCACAGTGAACGCGGAATAATCTCCGCCCACGCCGCGTGCAACATCCACTGTAATTATATATGTCCGGTCTTTAGCGGGTTCTTCAAACAGTGCCAATCCCATTTCACTGTAGAAGAAAGGATCCACACTACTCATTTGCCCCAACGTTCTTCCATTGATCAATGTGTTGCTTGATCCTAAAAATTCACACAACACTTCTTGGTTGAATTTCAACTCACCCAACATTCTGAGTTGTTCTTCCGCCCATGCGTCATCACGCCCAGGAATTTCCCAATAGGGAATGAAATGATGCACAAATCCGTTCTTCCCCTTTTCCGCTTCATTCCAGAATTTCCAGAAATGATTGTATCCCAGAGGAGTTGATGTCAACAAAATCTTCGTGGTGGTACCTGATGAAATGGTGGGATACACGGATGCAAAGAATTGTTCAGCAATATTGTTGGGAATAATGGCAGCTTCGTCAATGTACAACCAGTTCACGGACTTACCACGAATACCTGATGCTGTTGTGGCAGCAGTAAACACCTTGCTCCCATTCTCCAACTCCACGTTACCTTTGTTCCATGTTTTCACACCTTGTTGCATCCACATGGGAAGATGTTCATACATGATTTGATACCGATCCAACACTTCACGCGCAGCACTTCCTTTGTTGGCAAGAATGGCAACTGTTTTGCTATCTTGAAACAATGTGTACCACAGGATGCATGCCGCTGATGTGATGGTCTTGCCTTGCTGCCGACCTTCCATCAACACAACTTTTCTGTTATTTAAAATCACCTGAACTTTTTTCTTTTGACACTCATACAACTTGAACAGTTCAAGCCCACGATCTAGTGTGACAATGTGACAGAAATTTTCAATGAAATAAATGGGGTCTTGCTGACACCGAACTATTTCTTGAATTTGTTCAGTTGTGAATTGTAATTGCAATCCTATTTGCTTTAAATTAGGATTACCATGATATGAGGTTTCAAGCGCCGTCATGAATCACTTCAGCAATTTTCAACGGTTCTTGCGCTTGCCGCATCGCCCGCAACAACTCATGAGTTGATCCAACAAACAAATTGTTTTGTGTTTGTATTTTCGGCTTCTCATCCTTTTCCAAATCCTTCTTGCGCTTTTGCACTTCCAGTAAATCTTTGGCGACATCAGAAATGGTTTTGATCAGTTGCCCCGCCACTTCATAGGCACGGGGATGATCACTGTTTTTCGCAATGTGTAGAATGCCATCCACTGCCTCGTTGCCTTTACTTATCAAATTATGTAACGTTTCACGAGCATGTTCAGCATCATCTTCAATGGCTTTCTTGGTAACACCTGGAGATGTGTGTTGAGTTTTGGTGGGTGTTACATTGAATTTATCATCAAGTTCTTCAAACATGGTTAATCACCAGTATAAATTTCATCAAAATCTGTGATGTAGGAATATGTATCAATAGGTAATGCATTATATGGATCTACTGTTGTTGTGATTTCCGTGCCCACTACGGTGTTGACCGGGGGTTTTCCAGCAAACAGATTGCTATCATTGTACACATCAATAATGGTCTTTTTAATCAATTGAGCGTCTGTGACATATCCATAGAAGTTCAACTTCATGGTGAAATTTAAATCCCAGATCACACTCAATCTTTTGTCGAAACTGCCTTCCCATTCATCGTTGTAGGTGACACTATCCAACACAATTTGAATATCATGCTTCACACCCAAATCAGGCAAGGCGTTCACCGTGACGTTGAAATCAGGATTGAAATAGGGAAGAATTTGTTCTATGATTTGCAAGCCATCATCTTGATTTTTCACAAACACACTCATGCTAATTCCCATGTTGTATGGTGTAGCCACATGGGAATATCGTGTGCCAGTTTTCGTGGTTTGTGTGGTGTCCACCGCCCGCACAGGTTGTGTGATGGATAATTTTCTGGATGGATCATATGAAAAGTTGGTGATCTCGAAACCAATTCTAGGTAACGTCACGGCAAACGGTTGCCGATTTTCATCAACATCCGGCACTTCACGAATACGTTCTATGAATTTCTGCTTGGGTGCATAACTTAATGGAACAAACACACTTTGAACAACTTCTCCCTGAGCATTTGTTCTGCGTACTTGTATTTGATTGAACAATGTTCCAAACGCAATAATGGCTTTACGAACATGTTGATGGTAGAAATGTTGTGTTTTAAACATTAGTATTCACCAAAAGGATTGAATTCCGTGAAGTCCAGAATGTCAGCTCCTTCATTGTCAAGAAGGGCATTGTCACCCATGCCATCTCGTGGTGTGGTTTTAATGATGGCATTGCCTGTTTGTGTCAATAACAAATCACCTGTTTGCATCAACAGCTGGTAGGTGAGATTGTCCATGGACATGTTGTCATCCACCTGATCAATTTCTTCCACACCTGTTTCAAATATTTCTGAACTGTATTGATACAATTCACATTGCATGCTGTAAATGTAAAATTTGCCCAATTGATAAAAAGGATCAAGATGTTGCACAAACTTGATTTCAAACATGCTGTTGGTCTTGGGAAAGTAAATGATATCTCCTTCCGCAGGACGATCAGGCAGTTGGAGAAATTCATCGGGCGTTAATCCCACCACTTCTTCCCATCGACGTTTTGACACCACGAACGTGGCTTGATGTGTTAATTGAATTCCAAACTTCGTGAACAATTCTCCATCACCTTCCCAGCCATCAACGTTGTTCAAATACATTTCAATGGGATAGGCATTTTCAAACCGACTTAACACATCTTCACCCAGAATGTCATCTTGCTTGATGGTTCTCCGTGGAAGATAATACACATCATGTCCATAAATTTTCATGCTCTCAATGATCAAGTCCTCCAAGAGGCGTTGTTCATTGGTGGTGCCTGAAGTGTTTCCTGATTGAAAATAGAAATTAGTGGCCATGCTATCCTACCATGAAATCAACCGGGAGTTCATACCGGTTTTGCATTTCCGTTTCTATTTGTTGTATTTCTTCCATGGATTCATTGTAGATGAGTTGTCCATTCATTTCCACGCCACCAGGCAGTTTCATGCCTTGAAACTTCTTCATGTTGTCACCCCATTGCCGTTTGATCAATGCAGTGGCATACCGTTTCAAGAACATGTCGTTGTACACTTCAAGATACACTTCAGGATCAATGATGGCATTGGCTTCAAAGATGACATGATCTCCAATGGAAAATGTCTCAGCCCAATTCACATCAAGAAAGATGCGATTCATTTTTCTGTTGAATCGAATGGTGCGATTGCCAGCAAACATATCATCCAGCAATTGCAAATGGGCGCGTACTTGTTGAAAATATGTGATGTCAGATGACAACAAATTGTACATGTCATTCAATCTGAATTGATACACCACATTGAAAATGTTTGTGGATCCCGTGCTGCTGCTGCCTGCTGATCCCAATGGAAACACCCGAATCACGCCTGTGATGTTGTCAGCAACTTCAAAATATTTGCGCGCCAAACTTCCTTGGGTGTACCCCAACGTGGCATGCAATGTTGTGGAAAATCCCGACGTTTGTCCGGTAATGGTTTCACTATTTTGAAACGCCTTGGTTTCATTCTTGATACTAATGGTGTTGATGCTAACAATGTCATGAATCACACCTGATGCACCAGATGTCGCGCCGATGAGTGTTTCACCTTCAGTGAAGTTGTTTGCCAACACCGATGACAACTTCAAGGTGGATGCGGTGATTTGTTCTGACAGATACACCTTCTCCACACCATCAAAATGATATTCCTGCCAAAATTCCACGGCATCTTGAATTCTGTCTTCCACTTGGTCATCATCCACATTGATTTCAATGACAGGATACCCCAAGCGGCGGAGACAGTAATCTTTTAGTTGTTGGCGGGTTGTTATTGGCATAGATTACTCAGTTAAGGATCTATGTATATTTATAACTCTGGAAACAAACAGTTCTGGATGAAATCACGAGTAACCTGTTCATCAAATCCCAACGCCGCCATGACTCGCGGGGTGTGGGGATTTTGTTTCTGATTGCAACAATAATGGTTTTGCTGTGTGGTGTAATTGTCAGCAGTGCGAACGGTGCCCACATGTGCCAGAAAGTAATCCAGATTTTTCAACATCAAGGTGATGATGTGTTGCAATTCTTCTGGGTCTTTCACGCTGCTAGCTGCCAGCATGCTGTCACTGAAAATGGCGGTGGCCCAGGGAGGCAGTTCTCGGCGTTTGGTGGGAATGAATGCCGACACCGACTCGGCAAACCAGGTGTTCATGGGACTTGATCCAATAGGACTGAAATCATGAAATGCCCCGGTCACTATTTTTGGACCTGCCACCAGATCCAACCCAAACACTGGGCTGGGATCATCAAGATGTGGAAACACACACAAGTGCATCATGTACAACTTCTTGGTGTCACGGACATCTATAATATCAAGATTGGCGCGGCGAAACGTGGGACTTTCCCAGGTGTAGGTTTTCCAGGGAAAATCATGTGTTTCATGTTCAGCAATGGGATACACATTCAGCCGTTCAAGCAACTCGTGAACGGCTGAATCCAGTAATGGAAAAATCATTTTTTACTTCTTTCTTTTAAATGTGTGTCAGGAGAAGGTGCATTTTTTCCCATCTCTTTTAAAATCTGAAGTTTTTTAAAATAACGACCAATATTACATTTTGGAAAATTAACTAATGTTTGCCAATCATTGTGTGAAATTAACTTGTGTTCAATCACCACTGGACGTTCAGTCAATGCAAACATAGAAACCAATGGTTGATTTAATTTCCATTTTACCGCGTAAGGCTGTTCTTTAATCTTGTATCCAATATGCACATTTGTGCCAGGTTGATATTTAAAATTTAAAATACCTGGAGGAACTATTAAATCATTATCTCGAAAAAATGAAGCACTGTAATGTGATTCCATGAACATTACATTTACATCATCGTCAGATGAAAAATACCAAGGACTCTCCATTTTTACAAATATTCTTTCAGAATACATTTTTCCATATTGTAAACTAGAATGATAGGTCATTTTTATCCCAAGGGCAGGATTAATATTAGTTGACCACTTTCCATCAGGTTTTACATGAACTTCAGCTTCACCCCACATTTTTAAATGTATTGGGAGTTGATAAAAATCTTTAATACCCGGGCATGTTGCTATGGTAGGTAATTTAGTAGTTGCATCTAAATTAGCTGAAGCATATCCTTTATTTATATCTAATTGATTTAAACGAGGATCATTCTCATCAACAGTAATACCTGTCTCTTGATAATTTTTTCTGGCTGTTCCCGATTGATATTTTGGAACAGATGTAAAAATGTCAGGTAATTTTTCTTTACCTATAGATGGTTTACAATAGTCATATACCGAAGCTTCACTAGTATAGGCAGTAATTTTATATGGTCGTTGTTTCAAAAAAAACATAATATATCCATCCTCATAGTTAAATAGTCATTTCTTCAATTTGTTTTTCAATTTCTTTATGAAAAATCATTAATTCGTCAAATAAAGAGATGACAAAATTAAAAACAATGATGGCTTCAGGTGCCATATCATCTGTCAGATTTTCACGAATGATTTTTACTGATTCACTGCGATTAGTAAACTCATACATAGTACCTACACTTGGCACAAGATTTTTCAATATTTGCCCACCATACATGTCGCCCATGTGCCGGACATACATATGTGCAATTAATTTTTTGTCATCAGAAAGATTATTGATATATTCACAATATTGCTGTGTACTGGGTAATAGCCCAAATACAATATTATCAGATAATTGTGAAAGATCAAATGCCATTTTATTTGTTCTTTCAATTCCTTGTAAATTTTTATCAACCAGTATATGCTGTATTTTGTTTTCTAACGCAGCATAACATATTAAATTGTTAAATAAAAAATTTGCGTATAAAGCCTTTGAAATTTCACCACTAAGAAGAATCTTTGAAAATTCATGTTGCTCAGCTTCTATATGTTTATGATGTGTTAGCTCACGTAATGTCATAATTATTAATTAACCCATTTTGATAAAGGACAAGAAGCATTTTTTATATTAACTTTAGTGGCCATTGAACATCCACATTCATTGCATAGTGCAATTTCTTTATTAAACTTGTCACATCCCCCGCAAATATTAAATCTTTCTTCTGCAATTTCCAATGGAGCAACGGCATTAACAATTTCTTCAAGTGATTTATTGGTAAATTGTGCAAGATATTGTTGCCGAGCTTCTTCAAAATCTGTTGTAAATACTTGGCTAGCTGTATTTTGTAACAGCTTTCCTTTTTCTTGTTGTTCTCTAATTTTTTCAGCCTCTAATGGTGCATGAATTTCAAGATGTTGTAATATCGTCATATTATTTTTTCGAGCATCTAAATGCCACATGGCTCGGGTAAAGTTTCCTGCTTCTCCATGAGGATTATCAAGCAAAAAGAAATTAGGAGTACCCGACATCATCACTTGACTATTTCCCGGAATAAATGCATATATTATTCCTACCATAGGTTTTAAAATGTCAAATTTTGCAGGATCTGTATGTTGAACAAATACTTGTATATCTTGGCGATTGAGATTGGCAATTTTTTCATCTAGTGCAATTTCAACAACATCTTTTTCTGTTGACATGCCCATTTTCACATAAATGAAAAACACATCTTTTGCTTCTTTTGCTATTTCACCAATGTCATCATTTGTAAATGTTTTCATAGTTTTTTTGTTTGATTGATTGATAATTGTTAGGTAATATATACACCATAACCACCATATGAGTAGTAACCACAACTTTGTACACACCCTATGTTCCAACTTCCAGATGCTTCATTCGGAAAACTTCTGTATAAAGACAGGGTTAAGTCAGCACCCTGGTTGCATACTCCCCCGTAAATGTAGTAAGATCCAGTATTATAAAAATATCCAACAAATGCCGACCCACTATAACATAGAAATCCCGACGCGTCGCCGCCGATTCCCGGCCCGTCCACATGCAGTAACACGTAAGCGTTGCAGCCATAGTTTCCGCATGAGGAAGTGTCCGCATACGCGACCCCGGCAACTTGCAAAGGACAACACGTGCTGCCGTTGTAGCCTTGATTTGTGGTATACGTCCCACACGATCCGTTACTGTATGAATATATTAAGCTACAACCTGAACAATATTGACTTAGATATGTACCATTTGCTAAAGGAGTAACCGTAGCTGATTGATTGTTTGTGCGTGGTCCTGGAGTGCCGCCAAAATTATATGCTAATGAAATTTGATATGTTGTATTACATGTTAAACTTGTTATAGTACCACTTGTACTGTTTGCTGCAATTGTCGCATTTAACACATTGTTTACATATATTAATATTTGATTGGTGGTGCTTTTATTAGTCCAGTTTACCGTTAAAGAATTTTGATTTCCTGATGTAATAGATGTAACTACAGGTTGGATTACACCCCCAAGCATTCCAAAGGCACGTGCTGCAGCAGCTGCTAATCGTGTAATATACATGTATATATCCTATTATGCAAATCGTGTTTGTGCTTCTAAAACTGTGAATTGTCCAGGTCCCGTTTTAATAATATTACATACATAGCCATCAATGCTATTAATATTTCCTGCTGCAGGTGCAGTCCCACCCTGCCACTTCGGTGTGATGGTTAACCCGTCAATTGTCAACGAGGTTTGATAGTATGCTGTACCACCTTGAGTACTAAGAAACGCCACCGTGACAGATTCACCCACGTTCATCAAACTATTTATAGATGATGTTGATGATCCACGCAATGCCAATGACCAGTTTGCTGTGGCGTTAGCGGTGAAATATAATATAGGGGAAGTCATGATGTCCAATGTGATGGTACCTGCTGTGGGTGCTGAAATAACAGTGACTTTTTCAGCAGCGGCACCCGCAATCAGTTGAGATAAACTTGTTGGAGATCCTTGAAATACTTGCCGATTGGTGTATATTTCCGGAGTGTTTAATCGCCCAAAACTTCTATCAATAGGAACTAATGATTGCAACACCATATTAGGCTTCCTCGATGATCGTAACCAATGAATGTAAACTATTTTGTGTATCACAGCGTAGTTTTAAACTGTAGTTATTTGGAACCATATACGTGTCGTTGCTGCGATATGCTGCATTGTCTGTTGACAACACATTCTGACCTGGATTGATAAAGAAGTCATTGGTACCATCATAGATGGCAGCAAAGAATTTCACAGTGTCATTTGGGCCCGATTGTGTGTATACTGCGTCAGCACTTGCACCAAAGATGCTGAACCGAACTTTATCTACTTGATTGATAACAACAGTGCCGTTACCTGATGCCACGGTTACGGTTGCTGCAGGTGTGTTCGGGTTATTGGCTGTGAACGCATATCCAATAGTGGCAAGATTGCTTGTGCTGTCTGTGTTATTGTATCCCACAGCATATCCGAATTTTGCTGCTGCTATTGTGGGATATTTCAAGTTGGTGTTCACACCGTTTCCTGATGTAGGATAAAATCCTAATGGACTTTGCAACTTACCATCAACTGAAGCAAACACCCGAATGGTTGTGAATGCTGTGGCAGCATCATACATGGCGGCAACCATGGTTTTTCCGATTGGACCCACTCGCCATGGCATACTATATCCATGTGCGGTCATAGTTGAAAGTGTTGTGCTCATGTTCAATGAATCAACACTGGTGGCTGCCAATGGAGTTGATGTGATGGATATGTATCCCATGTTGGCTTGTGAGTTCAAACCAGGTGCACCTAACAACCGCCATAATCCCGTTGGGTATCCAGGAAGTTGTGCTGGCGTGTCTTGAATGATCTTCAAGTTAGGGCGATGTCCATAACTCCATGCACCTGCCAATGATACCGTTACATTACTATTCGTACTGCCCAAATACCAGGTGCTGCCATAAAATTGAGCGCTCACAACGTTTGGTGTTGTGTTGGAATACAAGAGAATGGCGCGCTCATCACCTGAGGCATCTTGGAACTGTGTCATACACAGAGTAAACATACCACTCGTACAAGTCAAGATGGGAGCTGACAATGCCGCACGACTTAATGGATTAAATGCAGTGATGGGATTGGTTGCTGCAGCATAAATGTTCACACTACCAGTAGCTGATGTCCATTGAGTATTGGTGTTATATCCTGGAACAATCCCCATGGCGTATTCCACCGCAAACAAGATTTTACCGGAAGGCAATACTTGAACTTGTTTGATGGTGTACAAATAGTTGAACGTGGTGCTTAATTGATAAAGTGGGATTTCATCAGCCACAACACCTGATGTGTTGATGGAATACAACCGACCATACAAGCCAACAATCCATGTACCTGTTTGTTCATTCCAGGAATAATGTCCGCCGTAATCATGGCCCCATGGGAAGTAATTGCCTGTTACTGTATGAGTTCCTGATGATGTTGCTGAAGCAATACTAGTGCGTGAATACCATTGTGAAACACGATCCACCCGAAGTGTGGCAGGATCATACAAGGTGTACAATGGGCGTGAATTGAAAGGAATAAACTGTTGAAGAATACGTGTTGTATTTGTTGTTTCTGTGGCAGGTGTTAAGTTTGTGGCAGTACCGGCACTATCAAAGACAACACACACGCCCAATTCACCCGTGAATACTGCACGTTCATCACCCCAGTTGAATCCTGCAACAATGGATTTTGCTGTGGCATGTTGCAAGGTCAAGGTTGTTTCTGCAGCAGAACTGGCTTGTGTTAAACTGGTTTGCCGACGGAAGTTGATAACACTAGGTGCACCTGTGTCGGTCATAGCCAATACCGCATTTGCTGTGGCATCTGTTGATAAACAAACAGCCTCAACACCTGTCACCTGGGTATTTCTTGCATATGTTTGTGTTGTTCCTGAAACACTTAATGCATCAGTTGAGCTATTATATGTGACAATCAAAGAAGATATGTTTGTCGCGGCAGTTGCGCCACCAAAAATATAGGCGTTAGAATTCGATACCGCAGTTTTTGCCATGGGAGCGATAGCACATCCGCCAGCCAATGATGCTGTGATACCGGTGCTAAATAACGCACCCGCATTTGATAATGCACCTGAATCAGGAATATTAATTGCTTGCACACTCCAGTTTGTTGCGGTGTATCCTGCGACAATTACCTTTGTTGTGGCACCTGGTACGGTGGTTAAATCAAACGCACCAGCTGTGCTGTTATTAAAATATGAGGCACCAGTTAAATCCACGTTGGCAACAGTGGACAAGTCAACGGAATTTCCTGAGATGGTTAAGCGAATCATTCGGAATGCTGATCCTAAACGATAGGCACACACCACTTTGGTTGCTGAAAGAGCAACAGCACGGAAATTAGATTGACCATAACCGCCTGTCATGCTCGCAGGTAGTGACCATAAACTGCTAGTTGCGCCTGCGTATACTGTAGTAGGCAATGTCACATTCACAATAGGGCCTGCTCGATAGGTTGACCCGGTGTATTCAACAATTTGTGAATGTAAAATGTTACCTGTCATGAAATCATTGGCACCTCCTTGATGCATGAAATGCGGGAGGTATAGAAGTAAAACACGATCAGCGCTTAATTGAACTGGGTAAGGAATACCGAAGTTGGCACTGGATGTTGCTGATGTTTGAATTAATGGATTGATGGGCGAACCAAAAAAGCTCCATTCGCTGGATCCTGCCGCTGTTGTTAACGAAGTGGGATCTGCTGCGCCATCAATGTTTATTGATTTCAATACCGCAGTACCGCCACTTGTGTTTGTATAAACAGAAGTTAAGGTATTCGGTAAGTTTCTTGTTATGATTGAACGAGTTGTTGACATGTTTTAAGAAACTCCTAAACTTGTAAATGAATATAGGTATTAAATACACCTTGAGTACTTATTCTATTTATAACGAACGTGCGAACGGCGTATTCTGTGGGAATTGCTGCATTACTATTGCCTGCCATGGTGGCATCCGATGAAAATTCATTGATGGTTTCACCAAGTTGTGCACCAATGGATCCTAGACGCAATGATGACAATCCTGCCAAGTTGAAAGCGTTGGCGTTCAACGTGGCGGTACCTGTTGCCTGGTCAATTCGGAAATATTCACCGACACGGAAATTACCATCTTGGTCAGTGGACACGTAATACACACGACCTGGGTAGGCTTCATCCACTTCATTGCCTTGTGCAGCAGGTTGAGTGGGTGTTCCTGGATAATTTGTTGTGGTGGTACCACCTGTGCCAATGCTTAGGAAATCATGTCCGGTCAAACGAATTTGTGAGTATTTTGAACGTAACGTGATTGCTGCATTATCAGCGGACCCTGCGGTTTTTTCTTGCGCCAACACCAGCACCATGTTGCTTGCAGAATTCACATAGGTGCCTGACACACTTTGAATCACATAGGAAATTGCGTCACCTGCAATTGAGATGCTTTGTCCTGGGACGGGTGTTGCGCTAAAGCCATCACATATCAACACATATCCTTTTTGATTTTCCAAAGCACCCGCGGTTACTGTGCCTGTGCCACCACTGGTGAAGGTGAGTGTGTTTCCCGAAGCGAAACTTCCTGTGGCATTAACAACATACACCTTGTTGGCGGTGTATTGCACGTTGGTGACAGTTGCCGATCCTCCTGCACTCCCTGTTACTGTGTCGCCCACATTGATGGTACCACCACTATACGCGAAGTTTAGTTGTTGTCCATTGATGGCGCCTGTTGCTGCACTTTCTGTTGTGTCATAGCCACGTGCCGTGGCACCCCAGGTGCCGTATGAATTGTTACCATTCAATGCACGAATGAACCCACCACCTGATGCCGTGTATCCAAAATAGCAATAGTAGGTGAAGCAAGACACAATTTCTGCTTTTCCATTGTCCTTTACCCAATACCCAATACCGTTATCATTGATAATGGTGTATCCATGGAAAATCATTGTTTTCGCGCCAGATGCATGCACGCTGCCGTCAATTAATGCGCCGATGCCACCTGATCCAATGGCAGAACATTCCAACACATAAGGTGATTTTGTTGTGATCGTGGACGCAGGATTCAATCGGACGTACACACCCTTGATGGTTGATGTGGTAACATCAGCGGCAGTCGCCCCAGGCACCCATCCTGTCAGACTCTTGAATGTCATCTTGTTCAAAATGGAGCCGTTGCTCATCAAGAACATGGTGGCTTGATTGTTTGCCGTGACCCCATCATCACTCAATCCCGCGGCAGGTTGCACAATTGTTGTACGTTGATTGTCGCCCACAATGGCAACATTGCCAGGAACGGTGATGGGTAGTTGTTCACTGTATGTACCTGTCTTGACAAAGATGGTGGCATCTGTGCCGCATTGTGTTGTGGCATACTTGATGCTGGCAAAGGGTGTGGACAGTGATAACCCTGAGGTGGCACTATCAACTCCATGTGGGGCAACATAATATACTTTATTGGATGATGTGGCGCCAATCCATGCCTTGGTGGTGCCATCTGATGAAACGGTTAACGATTTGCCGTGATCTGTGCCACCTAATGCAGGAAGAATGCCACCGCCGCCGGATGCGAATAGCTGCCATTTACCGCCTGAATAATCACTTGCTAAGCTGACAGCAGATGTATGATCAACAATACAAATATATGTTGATGAACCATCTGTGACCAAATCATCAACCAAGTAGCTTGTTGATATGACCCATGCTCCACGGTTTCTTATTCCTTGACTGAATTTTGTCCAGCGAGTGGCAGCTAAATCTGTGGCAAATGTGCCTGCTGTGTGTGCAGTTGTACAAATATATGTACTGCCACCATACATTACTAAACTATTTAAGCCATATACTGTGGCAGTTACCCACACACCTTTGTATGCAACACTTTCAATGAACAATGACCAATAAGAAGTATTGGTAGGTACATTACCAGTAGTGTTTGCTGTGGCACGATATAAATTGGCGCCGTAACCAACAATATCTCCAGGAAAATATGCAGTCCCTGAATTATATACAGATTGGGGCGCAATACCATCTACAAACTTTGCCCAAAAGGTTACGTTGGTAGGAAGATTACCTGTTGTATCTTGCAAGGCAATGTAAACTTGACCACCATACTTAACTACGTCATTCTTTTGATATGCTGTGCCGCCAGCGTAAGTGCCTTCATATTGAATGCCGTCTGCAAATTGTGACCAATATGTGGCGTTGGGGGGTGTTTGTCCTGTTGAAGCAAGAATAGAGATGTATACTTTGCCGCCGTGAGCGACACCATCACCGATTTTATACGCTGTGCCGGCACTATATGTTCCAAGAAATTTGAATCCTTCAATCATCAACGCCCAGTGTGTGGTCGTTGTAGGAGTCACGCCCGTTGCCTTAACCACATTGGTATAAACGTAAACATTGCCGCCATATTTAACTATGTCATTTGATTCATATTCGGTAGCTGAATTGTATTCACCTGCAAAATAGAAACGTAGTTTCCCTAAGTCTATAAGTTGACTCATATTACCTCTAGTAGTAAATGTCCTGTATTATTCCAACTGAATTTCAAGGTATGGGATGACCATATCCAATGTTTATAATCATACTTATCAGTTATTTCTGTATCCGGGATTTTAATCGTCATGGTGTTATCATCAATTTTTTCAACAACTAACCCGCCGTCATCAGGATTCAGTCGAAACCCGAAAAATATGGATTTTGCAATATCATCTGGCCATTCTTCTTGAACAAGTGTTGACATTAGGTTGTCTCCATGACTGATACGATGCAATCAAAACTTGCGGAATCACCTGCGACACAGTAAATGACTTCATTTTCTTGTAGAATCATTTTGCCATCATCTAAAATATTAACCGACTCACCTGCAGGCACCCGAAGATTTTTAGCCAGATAGGTGGATGTTGCTCCATTATACACATACGCGGACACAGGCAAAATTCCTGAGGTGAGATTAGCCAAACGACAACTTACAATGTGGCTGGTGGTGTCATTTGGGGTTGTATAGACAACAACCGGAGTTGTTCCTATATTTCTAGTGGTGGCGTTGGTTAAGGCTACATTCATGTGTATTCCTGTGAACTATGTTATATTTATAAAGACCGGCATTACAATAAACTGGCATACAGTATGGCTTCTTCGGGATTGAAACTGACTGCACCTTGCGTTGCCAATGATATCCATGACGTACCATTCCATTGCCAGGATTTGTTATTTACGGTATAAATTTGACTTACTGTTGGAGAACTTGGAAAATCTATTGCAGGCATATGATTTATTAGTTGATGTGA